GATACATACGATATTTTAATATATCTGGCCGTCCATTCTCCCGTATTCTCTTTCCAGGCATCTCCACTTACAGCACCAGAGTAGATTTCCGTATACTCAGACCCGTTTGTGCTGTACTCGACTTTCGCGTTGGATGCCTGTGTGCCGACATAGAACCGCACCTTTCCGACAGTTTTATTGCTTCCAAAGTCGATGACGAGAGGGGTTGACCATATAACGGCATTTTCCCCGGCAGGTGTCCCGGTATCCCCGTCCGATAGGTTTCCAGCCGTAAATGCCGCCGCATCCCCTCCCGAAACAGAGGAGGCAATAACCAGATTCGTGCTGCTGTAGGTCTCCGCCAAACTCCCGCCCGATACGGTCAATTGCTCGTCCGAATTGTAGAGGACCTCCTCAATCTCGATGGAGCCGCCAGAGACGTAGATTTCGTCATTGTCCTTGCGGGAGACCGTGAGACCGGACAGGTGGCCGATGGGGACGGTGGAGGAAACCGTGCCGTATTCGAGGGCATCAGCCCCGGAGTTGACCCGGAGAACCTGACCTGCGGTGCCGAGCGCAGTCAGGCCCGTCCCGCCCTGTGCAATAGGCATCGTGCCGCTGGACGAAAGACCCTTTGACCCATCCGTAAAGACAGGCTTGGAGGCGGTCAGGCCGGTAACGGTAACGCCAGAGAAATTACCGGCCCCCGGAGTCGTTCCTCCGATAGGACCTGGGGCAGCGAGCTTTGCCGTGATATTCGCCGGGGTCGTGACCTTATCGGTTGCAGAGCCGGTGAGGGTCTCCACGTCCGTGGCAAGTTCGACGATACCGGCGGCAGAGGTTGAGGCGGAGGGCATGTCCCCTACCTCCAATGTAGTATTGAGCCAGATCGCAGCCCCTTCTGTAGCATCGACACAGCGATAGGCTTCCATGGGAGAGCTGGTCCGGTCGATCCAGATGGAGCCGACGGAGTAGCCGTCTGCGGCATCGTCATCCGTGCCAGGAGGGCCGTCGCCATCAAATTCATTCAGAATGGTGTCTCCAGCGAAGTAGGTCTTGAGGACGGACAGGGCGATCTTCTTCGTGGCGCCGCCCTGGACGATAACGGCAATGTCCGCGTCCGCTCCGCTTGTCGCCGCCGGGTATTCGCTGATCTTCGGCATGGCTCATGCTCCTTTTCCCAAGCTCTTGTAGAACCGCTCCCAAAGCCCGATCTCAACCCGGGTCAGGTATCCTTCCGGGATCAGGTCTGGTCGGGCTTCATAGAGGAATCGCCCTCCGACGCGATGACAGACGGCGAGACTGTTTCTGACGTCGGGATCTCGCCAGAGGGCGTCGATTTTTTTTCAAAGTCCTGGCCCTGTCCGGTCAGCCTCAAGATCGCCGTGGTGAGCTCCAGGAACTCAATCGGGAACGCCTCACAGAGGCGGACCGCCAGTTCGTGATCACAGGGCGGATCGACGGACCCCGCCATCAGGTACTGCATCCGCTTGGCGACGTCCTCCGGGGCTCCGGTGCCGACTCCGAGCAGGTCCTTTGCCGCCTTCTTCTTCTCGTCGTCGCCGCCCTTGACCAGGGCCTCCACGAGGGCGACGGCGATCTTTGAGCGGTCGGCGGCTTCGTTCGCCCGGCCCAACTCCTGCCCCGTGAGCCCCCGGACCTTCCAGACCGGATCCCCGTCGGGGAAGAACTCCGAAAGTCCCGGCACCCGGATCTCTTCCTCCCGGTGCCGGAACTTCGTTTTCAGGAATTTCTTGCTATCGAAACCCATAAGGCCCCCTTATCCGAGGACATCGACGGCCGATTCCTCCGCCGAGATCGTGCAGGCCGCCTGGATCTGGTCGCCCGCAGGATAGGTCCGGGAGACGCCCAGGGTGCCCTGGCAGAGGAGGTAGGGCGTCGATACGTCGGCGTCCTGGTAGAACTTGAAGAAGAGGTTTGCGCCCTTCTCGCGGAGGAGGCCGTCCGAAATGCCGTCCGTGAGGTAGGCCGTGAACGAGCCCTGCCCCAGGGACGAGGACGAGGAGCCGAGCGTGGTCCCGTAAATCTGTTTCGAGGACACGCTGTAGGAGGTCTCCGGCGGCACGAAATCCGAGGACCGGGGAGCGTCGGTGAAGGACGGCTCGTAATACTGGGCGTAGACGGCCTTCGCGGCACCGGCGACGGGGGAAGTCGCGGAATGGATCAGGGGCAGGGCCGAGGCGAACTCGACGCCCGCATTGCCGATGATTCCGTTTTCGACGTTGAAGGCCTTGACGTCCCAGGTCGGGTAGTCGTACCGCTCCTGATGCGTCCCAATGACCTGCTTGATCTCCGTCGAGGCGATGACTGCGGACGTGGTTGAGCTCATCCAGACCTGTCCGATTTCGATGCTGTCCAGGGGGATGTACGGAGGACCGCCATCCGCGCCGCGGGTCGTGGAAAATGCTGCCCCGGCCGCCCCCTCAACAACGGCAATCGTTCCGCCGCTGTTGACGGTGATGGAATCCTTCTTGTAGGGTGCGGCAGGGGACGTGACGGAAGGACGGACGGCCAGGACGTCGGTGTCGGCCGAAACGGAGGTCAGGGTCCCGGCCAGGTAGCAGGTCAGGGCCGCGACGTCGACGGCTTCCTTCGTTCCGCTCGCGGCCGGGGTGATGGCTCCTCCCGTGGCGAGACCGTTGGGCTTGACATCCGGGGCATAGCCCGACTTCTTCGACCACAGGGCGTCGGCGCTCCGGAAGTCGATGTGGTCTCCCTGGTCCGTGAGGGCCACGAAGGAGACGAGATCCTGCCCGGACTCGTACTGTACTTTTGCGTTTTCTGCGGTGGACATGATGTTTCCTCCTGTTTTCGCCGGGCAGGCGCCCCGCGGGTTGATGGTTCCCGGGCAAACAAAAAGGCGGACCGATGGAGGTATGGCTCCATACAGCCCGCCTTCTTGCTTCTTGCGTCCCCCGTCAGGGTGGCCACCCGTCGGGAGGAACCCGAATTTTTAACTACGGCAAATCGTTATGTATCGCCTCGGATGCTCCGGGCTCTTCACGGACTCGACATCGGGCCAGAATTCGGCCAGCCTATCGGCCCACCATTTCGCGTCACCTTTCATGGTCGTCATGTTCCGCCCCAGGCGGTGATCGTCCATGTCGTAAACCTCGACAATCAGGTTCCGGCAGGTCCTCCGGATCTCCGCGAGGATCGCGTCCAGCCGCTCCGGGTCCACAAGCATCAGGACGTTGATGCAGATGCCCCATTCGGCGACCGGGAAGGCGTCCGGGAGTCGGTCCAGGGGGCAGACCATATAGGTCAGCCCCTTCCCGATCAGGGCTCGCGCCTCGTCCTCCAGGGCGTTGTCGGCGATGTCCACCATGTTCACCCTGTAGCCGCGTTTCAGCAGTTCGACGTCCGCCCGTCCGGTTCCGCTCCCGTAGTCGTTGATCATGCTGCCGGCCGGGATGATCCCGGCGATGAACGAAACGAGCCGCTGGGCCGTCGATCCCCGGCGGTAGTCGCCTTTTTCCCAGACCTCGCGGAAGACCTCTGCCGTCGTCATTTCCAATGCTCCAGGAGCCAAGGTTCGGACAGATAGATTTCCCCGGGCTTCGGCCGCCCGTGAAAGCTCACGATCCGGCAGTCCGGGGGAAGGCCGCGACCACGAACCCCGAGCTTATAGGAGATCACCCAATTTTCCGGAAAGATGTCCACCTTTAGGGGCCGCGGCCGGCTGTTCAGCCAGCCCTGCCCGCACATGGGCCACACCCGCTTATCTGGAGGGGTCGTTTCCGGGTCCCAGAGGGGCCGGCCCATTTCAACCCACTTCTCGTAGCAGGGGTGGAACGATCCTCCACGGGCCAGCCACACGTCCATGGAAACATCCTCCTCCTTCCCCCGGGGGCAGGCATGGGACGGATAGTCTTTCATGGCCGCCCGGTCAGAGGGGAAGTTCAAGAGGTCGTCCAAGGAGCCGACGACAACGCAATCAAGGCCCAGGGCGAACAGGGAGTCGGTGTGAATGTCCGGACAGTCCTTTTTGTGCGCGTCCTGTCCCGTCCACCACGTTCCGTATGGGCTTTCGATGATCCGGACGCCGGGCTCCAGAAAAGCAAGATTCCCGCTCGCCCTGGCCGTCGGCCCGGCGAACAGGACGGGATCATAGGGAACCGTCGTGTTCCGCTTGACCGCCCGGAACAGCCGGTTGACGTAGTCGATGGTATAGATGTTGCCGTCTCCGGACCATGATGTAGAGATCGTGATCATTCGCTCTCTCCGAAAAGATAGACGGTCCCCCATCCGTTCGTGTGCTCGACCTGCAGCGGGGGTCTGCCGTTCCAGTCCGTGAACTGCTGTTCCGTGATATGCACCCCCACGGCGTCCTTTTTTTCCGGGCAGCAGATAATGACGTATTTCGCCACCCGCCGGGCCTCGCGGAGGCATTCGGCCTGCAACGGATGCAGGTGATGCCATACCCGCAACGCCACGAGGAGATCGAATTTCCTGTCCTCAATGGGCCAGGGCAATGTCATGATGTCATGCTCGATGTTCGGCCGCCCCCAGGGCGGGATCTTGTCCGCTGGCGCGTCCATGGTCCGACTGCCGATGACGACCTGCGCCCCGCCTGTCCCGATCTCCAGGACTCGTCGGGCGCTCTTGAGGTTCAGGCCCCGCGCCATTTCGATGGCCAGGGCGTGATATGTCCACCGCAGCCGGTAGCTTTTCCAATGAGGATCGAGGGCCGCGTTTCGTTCGAAGGTTTCAAAGTCGAGGAATCTCATATGAGCCTCACATTCGGGACCGTACCGGCTCCCATGGCCGCCAGGATCGCCGTCCGGTTGTGGCCGTCACAGACCCGGTGATCACCTTTGATCAGGGTCATGGTGATGGGTCCGCCCATGTCGGACTGATAGCCGTTCTGCCAGATGCTCGCGATGAGTGGATAATGGAGCCGGTCGAACCGCCTCCCGGCCGCCTTCTGGACGATACCCACAGGAACGTCCTTGCGGTCGGCGGGGACAGCGATGCCGTGCTCCCTACAGATTTCCTGGACGTAACGGTGCGTGGACATCTCGCCGACTCGCTCCATATAGACGGACATCAGCCAGGCCACGATGACGGCCCGGCCGTCCACGAGATTTCCCCGCAGGGCCAGGGAATAACCCAGGGCCAGCATGCTGTCTCTTGCCGGGACCTGTCCGATGAAAACCTTGTCGATTGAGATATCAGCCACGGACCCACTCCTCCGTCGGTTTGCCGAGCAGCTCGGCGGTCCAGCCGGACATAGAGGTCACTTTCCCGATGACCTTGCCGCGGTTCGTCTCCCATCCCCGGCGAAACGTCTCATAGTTGTTCCCCTTGCCGTTCATTCCGGTCAGGGGGCAGCCGCAGAGGATGATCCTTTCGTAGCCCAGGACCGTCAGGGCCGCTTGTGCGCCCAGGAGGGCAGAGGATCCCGTCGGTTTCCACCAATCGGCGATGAAAATATCGACCTCCGGCCTGTGCTCGTGACTGATGACCTTGTAACCGTGCTCCCCCCCGACTCCCGCCCGCCGGTCCTTGATCTCTGCGATCTCCGCCGGATGGAATGTGGCGACATAGAGGACCGGCCACAGGTACTTATCGACGGCATCCAAACCAATGGCCATGAGGTCATATTCAATCTCCCGGCACGGCACGGCCAGCATGTCCGCGACGACGTCCGGGTGCGATCCCGTTATGAGCAGAGGTTTCTTCATTGCGAATACGGGTCCCCGATCTTCGTGTAGTAGGTCACAAGGAACTTCGCCGCCGCTCCCACGCTGACGCTCCCCTCCTCCGGGTAGCTGTCCGTCCCGCCGCCCTGGTAGACGATGGACTCGGCGTAGGGCGGATCATAGGTCACGGGGGACGCGGGACTCGCCACGAGCCGCCGCCGGTCCCAGGTCCGGGTGGTAAAGCAACGGATCAGGTCGCCAAGGATGCGCTCCGCGACTTCGGAGGGCGTGTCGGCGCCGAAAAGGGCGATCCCCTCGACCTGGACGACCATCCGGTGCCGCACCTGCCCGTTGATGTGCTCCGCCTCCTCCGACTGCGGCCAGATGACGATGCAGTCCAGATCATCGGGATCAACCTTCGGACGCGCCCTGAAAACATGGGCTCCGCAGTCCGTGGCGTAGAGTTGCGGGCTGCCGGTCGTCCGGATGACGGCGGCCCGGGTTACAATCTCCTGAATGATCTTTTCCCTGATCGTGTCGTCCATGGTCTCAATCCAGGGGCTCGTAGGTCATGCCCGTCTTCCCGAGCAGGTAGTCGACCTCGTGGGCCATGTTCTTACTGAGTCGCTGTCCCGCCAGTTTCGTCAGCGTTCCGATGATCTGAGGGTCCCCGAGGTGGTCCTGGATGCGGGGACCGTAAAGGGCCTTGACGGGGAAGCGATACTGCATCGGCAGTTTTCCGTAGGCCATTCGCGGGTCCTTGGCCTTCCGGGGGCCGGACCACTTCCGCCAGTAGACCTGCTTGTTCTGTTTCAGCGTTGCAAAGAAGGCGTGTTTGACGACCTTTCGCGGCCCCGTCCTCAACACCTTGACGGAGACGCCGGTCTTCGTTTCCCGCGCCCCGAACTCCTTAAGCCGGACGAACGTCCCCTTGCTCGACACGACGCCGTGAGGATCGCGGAACAAAGCCTTTCTGATTCTCCAGGACTTGCGGATGGCCGATGCCGTGAGGGCGTAGTGATCCTTGAGCATCTTCACGCCGTCGGTGCGGACCCCGGTCATAGTTTTGTTGATGCCCCGGACCATGGCTTTGTTCGCCTCGTCGCCCGCCAGGCGCGAGAGCGTTTTCTTGACTTCCGCAACGTCCCGGGGGTTCATCTGGACCTTCATGTCACCACCATTTTGACCGTCAGTCCGTCGTTCTTCTCAATCGCCTGGACCGTGTAGACCGTGCCGTCATAGGTGAATTTGTCGCCCCTGCTCGGCTCGGTCGTTCCGATTCCGATATTCTCGTCGTCCAAAAGCAGGGCCTCGATCATGGTTCCGACCTGGACGACCTGCGCTTCCATCCCCGAGGGCTGGAGCATGACGTCAAAGTCGATGAAGATTTTACAGGCGACGACAGGGCTTCCCCCGGACGGGGTATAGGTTGCGTCCTCGCCGATCTGGTCGAACATCTCGGGTAGAAACTCTTTCAGGATCGCCCTCATGCCCATCGTCAGCCCCCACAGATCGTCAGGCCGTCCTCGTCCCGGAGGAGGCGCGTTTCCTCGTCCCGGATCGGTGCGGCCGTTGTTTTCAGTTCGCCGGCCGGAATCGCGTAAACCGATTCAGCCGCCGGCTTTGTCAGGATCGGTTTCCCGTTCATGCCTTCACCGATTTGACATGGGCGTTGTAGGTCGTATCCAGGGCATCGGTCGGGGTAAGCCGGAATCCGCCCACGAACGCCTCGATCAGGAGGATCTTGCACACCTCATGATTCAGGGCCGTCATGGACACGGGCGACCCCTCGACTTCCATGTAGGCCGTCGCGCCGGGGTGCCGGATCTCGATTTTCATCGCTCCGGCCGTGGGGGCGCTCGGGACCTCGATGCAGACCTGGTGCCGGAAGAGCCCCTCGAATCCCGTGTTGTCGATGACCTGTGGGCCGTCCGCGGCCTCCTTCGCCAGGATGCTCTGTTCGTTATGGTCGTACATGCTGCCCTCTCGAATCTCCCGGCAAGCGCCGCCGCCCGGGAAGGAAACGGCGACGCGCCGGGGATGGTTCTTGATTCGCCGCTTTACGCGGTGATGTTGCCCAGGAGGTATCCGGCGCCGGCGAAGACAAGCGCCTCGTCCACGTTATGCCGGACGCGGATCACGTTGCTCCGGATCTTTTCCTCGCGGTAGGACTCCACCACGAGGTTCTGGGGGCTGTCCGCCGTCCAGAGGAAGGACCGGCCCAAGCAGGGATCGCGAAGGTCGGGGCCGCCATTGGAAATCTTGGCCAGGAGGACGTACTCGTCGTCCCAGATGTCGCCGATGGTGGTTGCGGTCCCCTTCTTCTTCGTGTCCTTGATCGCTCCGCCCACGAGCACCTCGTCCACGCCGAAATACTGCGCGAGTAGCGCCCGCTTGACTTCGCGGTTTCCCGACTCAACGGGATTTGTGTAGCGGAAGGCGTCCAGAATTTCCTTGCTGCGGGTGACGTTGCCGAAAACCTTATCGGACATGGCGATCACGTTCGGCACCAGGCCGGAGGCGGCTTTTATGGCCGTCTTCCCTGCCTCCACGTCCGCCAGGGGCGTACAGGTCGCGACCGTGCTCCACTCGGTCCCGACGTTCGTCGTCCCGGTGATATTCGAAGTATTGAACAGGAGGGACGCGACACGCTGTTCCTGGGCGCGGAGCAGGATGTCCACGGCCCGCATGTTCGCCACGGTTTCCGCATCGAAGAATCGGGCATAGAGGGCCGCCTCGACGTCATCGATCGGCTCTTCCCACCCATACTCTTCCGCTTTGTATGTCCCGGTTTCAAACTCCCAATCGGACCGGGCGTAGTTTCCGCGGGGTGCCCTTTTCAAGTTGGGCATCTTGAGCAGGGCCTCCAGGGGGATCTTGGGGTAATCCGCTGACTGCTCGGCCACCTCGAAGATCGGCATCAGCTTCAGGCCGATGAAGCCCCGCTGGTCCGCTTCGAGGTAGTATTCATAAGCCAGCGCCCCGAGATCGGGCCGCTGGATGGTCGTTGAAGATGTCGGTCTGGGCATTTGTCTGTCCTCCTTCTTTGCTCGTCGTCACTTACGACGTCAGGTTCTTCCGGGTCGCCTCCAGCCAGAGCCCGGCCAGGTAGAAGTCCACGTCGCCCAGTTCGCCGTCCTTCGGATGCAGGACCAGGGTGAGGGCGCAGGGGGCCGCCTCCGCGTTCGCCGCCGTGATCGTCAGGGTCTTCTCCTGAAGATTGGTGGACGCCGCGAATTCGCCGGACTCGCCGCCGCAGTTCGTGTCGGCGCTGACCGCTGCTCCGGCCACATCGAAATACGCCTCGATGGTGAAAACCGGGGTGTTGGCCGGGGACGCCGCCGCGGGGCACCCGAGCAGGTGGACGATCAGGTCTTTCGTGTCGTCGTAATCCTGCGGCAGGGTGAAATGGGCGACGATGTCGTCCGGGGTCGCGTTCGCGGTCCATTGGATCACGGACGCCTTGCTGGAAATCTGGGCGATTCCGACGCCGGCCGGCGACGCCGCATAGGCCGTCAGGGCCGTCCCGTCCTCTTTGCTGATGCGGTCCGGGAGGATGGTGTACTGCGCGGTCTTGGTCGCCACCTCCAACTCGTTCAGGACCGCCTCGACGGTGGTCCCGGTCATGTTGCTGTTCGCGTCGGCAACGGTCACGTTCGCGGCGCCGGTGCTCTTGACGCCCCAGGGAGCCACTTCGATCACGTCACCGCTGGCATCCGCCGCCTCGATGGCGACGCCCTGGGCGGACCCGCTGGAGGCGTCGCTGATCTTGCCGTCCGCGGCGCCGTAGAGGACCGCTCCCCGGGCAATGGCAGAGTCCACGGTGCATTCGATCTCCATGGTCCCGGGATAGCAGTTGAGCTTGCAGGCGACCGGGTCTCCATCGGACGCGGCATATTCGGTGACGCCGATGTAGTCTTCCCCGGCGTCCGCATAGACGACCTCGGGCGGGTCCGTGGTCGTGGCCGGGGAGTCGGTCATGATCTTCACACGCCGATGTGCCGCCAGGTCCTCGCCCGCGATGAATGTCTTGATCTCTTTCGTGCTGGGCATGTTTCTGTCCTCCTCTTCTTTGCGCTGCTACTTCTTCGCGTTGACGCGCTGCAGGTAGTCCTGGTGCAGCGCAGGGAATTCTCTCGCCACGGCCGCCATAGCCTCGCCGCGCCTCTTTCCTTCCTTGACAAGGCCCTCCACCTTCTGCTCGAAGGTTTCGTCCACGGGAGGACCTGCCGGCTCGGCTGCCTGGACCGGCTTGATCGCGGTCGCCGAAATGGCCTGCGCCATGTCTTCCCGCCGCTTCTTGTCTGCGGCACAGATCAGCAGGGCCGCATCGCCCGCCGTGCTTTTGCCGTCGAACATGGCGGCCACGATGATCCCCTCGTTCCCCGGGGAGTTCAGTTCGTGGATCGCCTTGATCCGGTCCCTCTCCTTCGCCTGGGCCTCCGCCACCGCGGCGTCCAGACCCTCTTTCTTCCCGCGCTCGACTCCCTCCTGGATTCCGGCCGACCGGCCCTCGTCAATAAGGGACTGATAAAGCTCGGGGTGCTTCGCTTTCAGTTCCGTCCTGTCCATGTTTGAATCCTCCATGAGTTGTGAGATGACCTCGGCAAGCGTGGAAACACCGTCCACGAGGCCGACGTCAACGGCTTGCCTTCCTATGAATATCCGACCGTCGGCGGATTCGAGGACCTGGTCCACAGACCGGCCGCGAAGATCGGCGACGGATTCAACGAAAACGGAATAGATGTGATCGACCTGCTCCTGGATGTAGGCTTTGCCCTCCAGCGACAGCGGGGCGTGAGAAGAGGCGATGCGCTTGTATTTCCCGGCGGTGATCTCGGTCCACCGCTCGCCGAATTGCTTGTCCTGTTCGGAGACGTCGACATGGGTCGCCGCGACCCCGATTGATCCGACCTGGACCGTGTCGCCGGAAATGTAGATTTTCTCGGCTGCGGCAGCCGTCCAGTAGGCCCCGGATGCGACCATGCCGTCGGCCCATGCCACGATGGGCTTGATTCCCCGGCCTGCGGAAATGCGCTGCGACAGTTCCTGGGTCCCGTCCACGGTTCCCCCGGGGGAGTCGATGGACAGGACGATGGACTTGACTTCCGGATCCGCGAGGGCCGCCTCGAAGGCGTCGCCGATCTCCCGCATGGACGAGCCGCCGAAGAGGATCGAGAAGAACGACCGGCCCTTCGTGAGGACTCCCTCGATTGGGATGACGGCCACGCCTCCACGGACCTCGTAGCCGGCGGGCGGGGCGGACGGCAGCGAAAACACCTTGAGGTCGATCTTCGGTCCCCGCGTGTGGGCTTCATAGACGGCCCGGATTTCCTGGAGTTTCGAGGGCGCGATGGCCCAGGGAGACGTCAAGACGTCAATCAACTTCATCGTCGTCCTCCTCCTTCACCGGAGCCGCGGGCGGGGTGTTCGTCGTGACCGGCACCCACATGCCGGCCGCCTGCATGAGGCGGCGCTCCTTCTTGATCCGCGGATAGTTCCGTTCGAAGTCGCCTCCGGTCAGCGTCACCGTCTCCTCGTCCAGGGTGGAAACCCCGAGGTTGACCCGCTTCTCCGCGGCGTTGACCTCTTTCATGGGGTCGATCTGCCCGGGGGCGTCACCGATCCAGATCGTCCCGCAGTATGCCTTGCGGATCCGCAGGTCCTCGAAGAAGCCCGGGGCGCTGATGCGCCCGAAGGCCACGGCCTCGGTCAGCCAGTTCTCGTAAATCGGCTGGCAGAAGTGGCGCTGGAGCCATGCCCGGCGGCACCGGAAAAATCGCCAGGATTGAGCAGGGCGGCCCGGCTGGCGCTGTAAGAAGCTGAAAAGTGGCGGATCAGGACTTCATAGGGGATTTCCAGGGCCATTCCGATCTGCCGGAGGATGGCGGAAATAAAGGGGTCAAACGCCTGATTCGGCCGCCCCGGATTCGCGGTCTCGATGGACTCGTTCGGAGCCAGGCCGACAATGGACCCGTTCCCGAGCTTGTAGTCTTCGTCGCTGGAGGTCGCGCCGGTCTCGGTTGTTGGGTTGTATGCCGGGATCGGGAGGTTCGCGCCGGTCTCGGTCTTGACAAAGACGGTGAACATGCCGGACACCACCGCCGCCATGAGTTCGGCCTCGGTGTATCGCTCCAACTGCTTGAGGCTTTCGATGACAGGGGCGAGGTACGGGACGCCGCGACTCTGCCCGGCGCGTAGGATCGTGTAGAGATGCAGGACGTTCCGGAGCCCCGTCTTTTCGTTGTAGGCTTGGACCTCGTCCCATTCGGCGGCCCCCTTGGAAACCAGGCTGCCCGGGTGCTTGCGCTGGATCTGATAGGCCACGGGTGCGCCGCGGCTGTCCTTCACGATCCCGTTGACCAGGGTCGCCGTGTTCTGAGCCCTGCTCTTGTTCGTGACGCGGTCCGCCTCGATCATCTGGACCTTGAGAAGATAGGGGTTGTTGCCCCTCTTGAATCTTGGCAGGAGACTGAAGGCATCCCCGTTTTCCAGGGTTTGCCGAAAGGCGAGGACTTGCAGGTCCGCGAACGTCAGCGTCCGGGCGCAGTCGCATTCCTGGGAGTCGGCCCACAGGGACCACTCGCGCTCCACGGAAGACTCCCACTCCTCGGCCTGCTCGTCCGTCATGCGGAGATAGTCGCGGTCGATTCGGGACTGGAGCTTGAGCCCGGTTCCGACGGTGTTCGTCACGACCAGCCCAACCGCCCCGGCGGCAATCGGAGCGTTCCTGATCAGGTCCCGCGAACGCTGGCGGAGTCGGTCCTGGTCCAGGGTTATGTCGCCGTCCGCGTCCCGGTTGCCGGTGATCCATGACGACAGGGACCGCCTTGTGGTCGATGCTCCGGAATACCCGCCGGCCAGGGACAGCACGTAACGGGCCTTCAGCCTCTCCTTCGCCCGGACGGGATCGAAGTATCCGATGACGCGATCAACAACATTTTGCCGGACCTCGATCTTCTTCATACGGGCGTTGCCCCCCTGATGATGGGGCCGGTCCTCGACGTCGAGGCGGACAGCGTCCGGACCTTTTTGTCCCAGTATTCGATGTTTTCGCGGATTTGCTTCGAGTCGGCGCGGGTCAGGGTGCGGCCGTCGTAAGAGTATGACTGCCCGGACGCGACCGCCGTGTCGGCGGCCAGCCATTTTGCAAGCTGCGTTTCTGCCTGTGCGAGGGTGATCCCGGCCATAGTTCCCCTTTGTTGGGGAACATCATAAGGCCGGTTTTGTGGGAAAATCGGGGAAGTGCCGGATTACGCCCGGATTACGCCCGGAAATGACCCGGATTAAGACCACCAAAGTGCTTGACAGGGGTTTATTCTGGTGGGTCGTCCTCTTCGAGAATCTGGTCGGGAGCGTTCTTCATGTTCACATATGTGACCGTCTTGAAAAAGGCGTCGAGGTTCTCCTTGTGGGCGAAGCACCGCCCGTTGATGTAGATCACGGGCATCCCCATCCGGACGAACGTCAGGAACCACGTTTTTGAAATCTTGAGGAAATCCAGTATCTCTTGCCGGGACGTCAGGAGATTGTTCATTCGACCCCTCTGCTGATGACTCGTCGCGCCTTCCCTCGCTGCCCCTGCTGCCCGGGAATGAGCAGATTCACGCCGCCCCCGAACCATTGGGGCTGCGCCAGGGCCACGGACAGGCAGTCAGCGTCCAGAAGGTGATTGTCCTTGCGGATCTGCACCCACTCCTGGACCCCGGTCTTCGAGTCCTCGCGCTTCTCCTCGGCGAGGACGTGCCGGAAATAAGTCTCCTCGGTTTCGGCATGCAGGTACAGAGCGCCCGCCCCTCCCTCTCCCTTGGCCGCATGATCCAGCCCATAGTGCAGCATGTCTTTCATGGCGGAGGCGTCGATCAGCACGAGGCGGAACCATTGCGGCAGCTTCTTCCCCGACGGCGCCTGCAGGAGTTGCTCCCCGAGCTTGAATTTGCCCGGGATCGGATTTGACGCTCCCTTGGTCCCGAACAGTTGGGCGCCGCGCCCCATGTTGCGGATGATCCACCAGTATGCTTCCTCGGTCATGCTCATGTTCTCGAATTTCCCGCCGCCACCCGTGTCCAGGGCTGCCCGCCAGATAGGCATGGACGTGCCGTCCTCCTTCCGGTACGCGGACCCGAACAGCAGGCCCTCTACGCTCTCCCATGTCGGCAGATAGCCGTAGTGGATGTTCCACCCCGTCAGGCCCAGGGCGCCGACGGCCCAGGCCCGGACGACGAACCAGAAGCCGGCGAGCTGCATGTCGATCCCGCAGGTCAGGGCCACGGCCTCCGCCGGAACGACCTGCGCCGGCAGCCGGCACATGGCCTTTTTGAGTTCCGACTCCTCCTTTTTGACGATGACCTGTTCCCAGGGGCGGGCGAGGCTGGTATTGACGAAGACCTTCAGGGACTCCACGTTTCCCTGGACGGCGTACCAGCGGGCGACCATATCGGCCATACTCACCCACGGGCTGTAGATTTCATTGATCCAGAACCCGGCGACGCCCCGGAACGGCTCCTCCGCCCTCCATTCGCCGTGCCGGACCATCCGCAGGCGGTCCACGTCGTTCAGGCGTTCCCGGCACTCGATGCACTCATAGTAGACGTTCTCGGGCTCGCCCTTCGGCCACTTCACTTGTTCCCACTCCAGGACCTGAAAGGCTCCGCATCGCGGGCAAGGGACGTAATAGCGGCGCTTGTCGGACTTGTCGTAGGCCCTCTCGATCCGGCTCGCGCCCTTGATGTCGGGGGTTGAGAACAGGCCGATCTTCCGGTTCCAGAAGGTTGTGGTTCTTTTCGCCGCCAGGTCCACGGGGTCGCCTTCGGAGCCGGCGGAGGGCGGGAAGGCGTCGACGTCGTCACAGAGGACGATCCGGATCGGCCGGGCGCGGAGGGACGCCGGGGCATTGGCGCCCGTGATGGAGATGTGGCCGCCCAGGAACTTCTTGTGGCGTATCGTGTTCTCGTCGTCGCGGGACTTGTCTTTGATCTTCGCCGCCAGGCAGGGCGTGTCCCGGATCATCGGGGACAGCCGGTCCTTGCTGTAGGTGTCCCCGACCTCGAGGGTCGGTTCCACGACGAGGATCGGGCACGGGTCCTGGTCGACGTGGTAGCCGATCACATTTGCGAGGATCTCGGTTTTACCGATCTGTGCGCTTGACATGACCGCCACGGTGTGCGTCCTCGGGTCGTTGAAGGCGTCCTGTATCCCACGCTGGTACTCAGCCCGGCTTGTGAACCACTTTCCGTACTCCGCGCTTCCTTCCTGGCTCAGTACCCTGTTTTGGTCTGCCCACTCGCTTACGGTCAGCTTTTTTCTTTCCTTGAGCAGGGCGAGGACGCTTTGCACCGACCGCAGGAGCAACTCCAGCCTTAGTCGCTGCTGCTTTAAGGTCCGGCTCCGATAGCTCGGCAAGGATTGTGCTGATTTCGGCATCGAGCAACTCCTGTATCTCGACAATCGACCCGCAACCGATGGCCACGGGTGCTATCCTCCGGGGCATCGACGTCAGCCGGACCCGGAATGTCGCCATGATCTCGCTCCACAACTTCATCGCGGCCGTGGTCTCGATGACGTCTCCGCGCTCCCGCTCCAACTGCAACTCCCGGATGTCGGCCTGCGCCTTCGTGAGGCGGGTCCGCTCGGCATGGTAGGTCTCGTCCCCGCCGTCAACAGCCGCCCGGTAGTAGTCGATGACGGCCTTGCAGGCGGCCAGGAATGGGATCTGGCCCCGCTCGGGCTTCGGGGCGAGGCCGGCCTTTGCGAGTTGCCGGTATCGCTCGGCACCGAAGCCGAAGACCTGACATGCTTTTTCGAGCGGTGCTTGCTGGTCTGCCATTCCATGTCCACAAATAAAAAGGCGCACCATCCCTGGGGATTGATGCGCCTCGGTTTTTCCGATAGCGGTATGCCGTCTCTGGTATTAAGTTCTTATATCCCGCTCCCCAATATCACAGAGTTTCCGTCGAATACGGTATTTATGATTCTCTCCTCTTTGGCATTCACGATCCACACCCTGTTATGGTCTGAATCGAACATTATGCCGTGCCTCTTACATAGTTCCTCGTATTCACTTAGGAACGCCAAAACCTTGTCTTTATCCATCGGCCGCCACCCTCCCTCCTTACGGTTTTATGTTCTCCATCTTCCGGATATGCACGATCTTCCCGTGCTCATAATTAATCTGGATATAGCCACAGAAACGCGCCGCTACGGCCTCCCTGAGTCTCTT